CAGTTACATTAGGTCGTTGTGGTGGTACCGTTGCTTTAGCATCAGGTGCATCACAGACAGGTTTTGGTAGAACGGGGACAGTGGATTGGATTACAACTCCTAAAACTTCTGCGTTTACAGGTGTTTCAGGAAACGGTTATTTCGTAGACGTTAGTTCTTCAGCAATAACAGTTACACTACCTGCCTCACCAAGCGCAAATGATATTGTAGCAGTTTCAGATTATGCACAAAATTCAACTACAAATAATATTACATTAGCAAGAAATGGATCCAACATTCAAGGTGATGCTTCTGATTTAGTAATTCAAAATAACGGTGTTGCTATGACACTAGTTTATGTGGATGCAACAAAAGGTTGGATTGTAGTAGATTCTGGAGCGGAATCAGATAAAGTACCTACCCCTGAATTTGTAACAGCAACAGGTGGAACAGTAACAACTTGCGGAGATTTTAAAATTCACACATTTACAGGGCCTGGAACTTTTTGTGTATCAGCAGGTAATCCAGCAGGCTCAAACACAGTTTCTTATACGGTAGTTGCAGGTGGTGGTGGTGGTGGTGGTAACGACGGTGGAGGTGGTGGCGGTGGTGGTTATAGAGAATCAAGAGCAGCGAATGATTCTTACACAGCTAGCCCATTAAACGCTACATCAGGTCCAACATATAATTTAACAGTTACAACACAAGGTTATCCAGTTGTAGTTGGAGGTGGCGGAACTCCAGGAACGGACACAACTAATGGAGGATCTGGTTCAAATTCAAGTTTTTCAACAATAATATCTGCTGGTGCAGGAGGTGGTAAATCTGAATCAGCATTACCAAATAATGGTGTACCTGGTGGATCAGGTGGTGGAGCTAGTGCTAGTGGAGGATCCACTGGTGTAGGTGGAACAGGAAATACCCCACCTGTAAGTCCACCGCAAGGAAATGATGGAGGAGTTAGTTATAATCCTGGTGGACCAGGAGCTACTCCAGGTTGTAGATCTGGTGGTGGCGGCGGAGGAGCTGGTGCAGTTGGTGGAAATGCTGATGGTGGTGGCGGAGACGGTGGAGCAGGAACAACAAGTTCAATTAATGCAAGTTCTATAGAAAGATCAAGTGGTGCTGGAGGAGGTGCTAGAGTAAGCCCAGGTGGTAATCCTGGTGGAACTGGTGCTGGTGGAGGAGCAAATACTGGAACAGCAGGTTCAGGGACAGCTAATACTGGCGGAGGCGGAGGTGGTGTTGGTGAAGGTGCTCCAACTACTGGTAGAGCAGGCTCTGGCGGTAGCGGAATTGTTATAATAAGGTACAAATTTCAATAGGTAAATTATGAGTGAAATAAAAGTAAATAAATTAAGTCCAAGAACAAATTGTGGTACAGTCCAGTTAGGAGATAGTGGAGACACTATAACAATTCCTGCAGGTGCAACGATCACTAACAACGGTACGGCGGCAGGTTTCGGTGCTACAGGTGCAGCGTCTTGGGATACAACAGTTAAAACATCAGGATTCACAGCAGTAAGTGGTGTAGGGTATTTTGTAAATACAACAAGTGGAGCAATCACAGTAACTCTACCAGCATCACCTAGTGCTGGAGATGTGGTAGCAGTTTCAGATTATGCAAATAACTTTGCAACAAATAATTTAACGTTAGCTAGAAATGGTTCTAATATTGGTGGTGTTGCAGCTGATTCAGTTTTAATAGTAAATGGTGCAGCAGTAACTTTAGTATATGTAGACGCAACAAAAGGATGGATTGTAACCGATTCAGGAAATCAATCTGAAGCAACAGAATTAAAATTATATATTACAGCAACAGGTGGAACCATAACAGAAGATGGAGATTATAAAGTTCATAGTTTTACAGGACCTGGAACATTTACTGTTTGTTCAGTAGGTAATGCAGCAGGTTCAAATACAGTAGATTATTTAGTGGTAGCTGGTGGTGGTGGAGGTGGTTCAGGAAATCCTGGATCAGGTGAAGGTGGTGGAGGAGGTGGAGCTGGTGGATATAGAGAATCTTCTGGAACTGCATCAGGTAGTTATTCAGCTAGTCCTTTAGGAGCTTGTGTTTCAGCTTTACCGGTTGCAGCCCAAGCTTATCCGATAGTAGTAGGTGGAGGGGGTCCAGGAGAATGCTCTGGTAGCTGTGGAGTTAGTCCTACCAGAAGTGGTAGTAATTCATCTTTTAGTACAATAACATCAGCTGGTGGAGGAGGAGGTGGAACAAGATCTTTTTCAACTCCAATAGATATTGCTCAAGGAGCTGCTGGCGGTTCAGGTGGTGGAGGAGCTTATAATGGTCCAGTCAGTACAGGTGCACCAGGAGGAAATGGTAATACACCTCCAGTTAGTCCAGCACAAGGTTTTAAAGGTGGAGATAGAGGTACACCTGGAAGTCCAAACATCGGTTGTGGTGCAGGTGGTGGTGGTGGTGGAGCAACAGTAGCAGGAACAAATGCAGGAACAAGTATAGGTGGTCCTGGTGGTAATGGTGCAACAACTTCAATTAACGCAACACCAACTGCAAGAGCAGGTGGTGGTGGTGGTGGTGGTGGTACTACTCAAGGAACAGGTGGATCAGGTGGTGGCGGAACTGGTGCAAATCCAAATGTAGCAACAGCAGGAACAACTAATACTGGTGGGGGCGGTGGAGGAGGATTTTCTGGTAATGATAGTCAAGCCGGCGGTTCTGGAATCGTTATAATAAGATACAAATTCCAAAATTAATATGGTATTTACAACAAACAATAAATAAGATATAAGGAGAAATATTATGGCACATTTTGCAAAACTAGGAGCTAACAGTAAAGTTATTCAAGTACTCACTTTGAATAATGGCGATATGTTAAACGCTGATGGCGTTGAAGATGAAACAGTAGGACAACAGTATTTAGAAACTCACAATAACTGGCCTGCGCAAATGTGGATTCAAACATCTTACAATACATCAGGTGGTCAACATAATAATGGTGGTACAGCATTTAGAGGAAATTACGCAGGTATAGGTTATACTTGGGACGAGGATGATAATATTTTTTGGCCTAAAAAACCTTATGCATCTTGGGTAAAACATAATGCATCAGCTTCTTGGAAATCACCTATTGGTGATGCACCAGCATTAACAGAAGAACAAACTTCACAAAATACAGCAGCTACTCACAGATGGCATTATGTCTGGAATGAAGCTAATACAACTTGGGACTTGACAGACGCTTTAGCATAAATTAAAAATGGTGGTGGTATGCAGAGACAAGTATTAACAGAACAAGCTCTATATTATGGTGATGTCGATATGCCCAAGTATTGGGACATCGACCGAAATAAATTAACTGGCGACATTTTACAATCAACTTATTCAAACAAAGATTTTCCGTTCTCACGAACTTGGGATATGTTAAATACCTATATGCGAGATCACGTTGGTCTTGAGTATGGTGTAAATTTAGTTAACAAATCAACGTGGGGAAATATCTATAAACCTGCGGAAACAACTATTCCTTTATTAAATATTGATCCAGTGGATCTACGTAACTCTCCAGATTTTACATTATTATATGGTGTAAAAGTAAAGGATTGTTTTGTTAGAATACACTATGAAGATAACAGACGTAAAGGAAGAAGTTGGGATATAGAACTTAAAAATAATATGTTCATATTGTTTCCATCAACTAATATGTATTATCTAACTAACACACAAAAAGATTCATTAAATTTTGTCCAAACAATAACTTATGAATATATCTAATTACTATTGGTATTTTAGTGGTGTACTTACACCAAAGTTTTGTGATGATGTTATAGCTTATGCAAATTCACAAGAAGAAGTTATGGCTAGAACAGGCGGCTATGGTGATAGAAAATTAAAAAAAGAAGAAGTAAAAGATTTAAAAAGAAAAAGAAACTCTGATTTAGTATGGTTAAATGATACTTGGATATATAAAGAATTACACCCATATGTTCACGAAGCTAATAGAAATGCTGGTTGGAATTTTGATTGGGAAAGATCTGAATCTTGTCAGTTTACAAAATATAAACACAACCAATACTATGATTGGCATTGTGATAGTTGGGAAAAACCTTATGAAAAAGAAGGACCTGACAATGGTAAAATTCGAAAACTATCTATGACGTGTCAGTTAACAGATGGTTCCGAATACACAGGTGGTGAGTTAGAATTTGATTTTAGAAACTACGATCCACATATGAGAGATGAAGCTAAACATTTGAGAAGAGCAAAAGAGATTTTACCAAAAGGATCTATTATTGTATTTCCATCATTTGTTTGGCATAGAGTTAAACCCGTAACCGCTGGCACAAGATATAGTCTTGTA